GAACGTATTTCCTCAATGTAAATATTGTAACAGATTTTTAAATGGTTTACAATACGAATATGGGAAAGCTCTAGACGCGAGGTTTGGTAAGGGTACAGCAGATAAATTAGTTCAAAAAAGTAGGTCAACTGAAAGGCTTGAAACAAAAAAAATTGAAGAATTATTTGCTTTTTATAAAAAAAAATTAATAACTTTACGTAAATAATTAAAAAAATGACACACGAAAACATAGAAATTATTAGAACACAAGCCAATGGCTTTATTAACGATGAATTAAAATATCGTAGGTTGCGCATTGAAGCGTTAGAAGAAGAAAATGAAACTTTAACTCAATTAATCGACAATTTAGAAATAAAAATAGGTAAATTAGAGGAAGAGTTATTTTGGGCTACTAAAATCACAGAAACAAATAATAAATAATTATGTCACAAACTAAAGTAATAACCGACAAAGTAGAATACAAATCTACTATAAAAGCTATCGACCAAGGTAAAGATTGGGAAGGTGCTGATAAAATTGTAAGAACCGAATACACAGTGCATATGGCTAATGGTCACGCACCTGTATTTAATATTAAATCAACTAAGGCAAACCTACAAAGAGCGTTTCCTTATAGCACAGGTAATGAAGTAGTGTACTTGCTTACCGAAAAAGAAATGTTTAACAAAATAAGACAATTTGGTACATTAGATATGGAAAAAACAGATAACCTTAAATTACCTAAAACAGAACAAAAGTTAACACAACAAGAAAGTATTGCGCTTTCAGTAGCATCAAAACTTGGTTTTGAAACAGTTACTAGCGATGCTTGGCAAAGTACTTTAAAGCTAAAAGGTAAATCGGCTGAAGAAACGCAGCAAAAACAAGCAGCAGCGCAAAGCCAATTATTAAGTTCTATTGGGCAAGTAACAATAGCATATTACAATTTATTAACATCAAAACCGCAAAACAATGAACAAGGAAATAAATCCTGATTTTACTCACGGAATATATTATAAAAAAGGCACCCAAAAATATATAGATTTTAAAGTGCAAATAAATTTAGATCAACTTAGAAATTATGTTGAATTAGATAAGGTAAAAGAACACCTAAAACAAAACAATAACAAGCTAGATATTACTGTAAAAACAAGTAAAGCTGGTAATTTATACGGAAAACTAGACGACCTGTCGTACAAAAAAGAAATAACGTCAAGCCAACACAGCCCTGATAGAGAAGATGAAGACGACGGCTTACCATTCTAATTTAGTTACGTATAAAACGCAAGTTGATAAACTACAAGATATAAGGGATGGTAAGGTTAAAGAAGGTTTAGCCTTAGGTGTAAAAGAAATAGATGAATATTGGCGTTTTAAGTTTGGATCGTTTAATATTGTTCTTGGTCACGCATCAACTGGTAAAACTACAACTTTACTTTTCCTTTTATTATTGTACGCTGTACGCTATGGTTTAAAATATTTAATTTATAGCGCAGAAAACGAAGCTACAAGCATAAGTAAAAAACTTGTAGAATTTAGAACAGGTTTACCATTTAATAAAATATCTAACGACGTTTGGAAAAAAGAATTAAAATGGGTAGATGAACATTTTAAATATATAAATATAGATGAAGTTTTTACTGCAAGCGAATTATTAGCTAAAGCCCAAGAAGTAAAACAAACATTTGATTATTCAGCTTTAATGATAGACCCTTATAATAGTTTACTACGAGATAAAGAAACAATGAAATCACACGGTGCGCACGAATATGATTATGCAGTAGTAAGTGATATGCGATTATTTTGTAGAAAAAATAAATGTTCTATATATTTAGTTACTCACGCAGTAACAGAAGCCTTAAGGCACAGGCACCCTATGAACCACCCTTTTGCAAATTACATTACACCTCCCAGTGCAGGTTCAGCAGAAGGTGGTGGAAAGTTTTTAAATAAATCTGATAACTTTTTAATATTACACAGGTACACTAACCACCCAGAGTTTTGGACTAGTACTTATTTAGCGGTAATTAAAATAAAAGAAATAGACAGTGGCGGCAGACCTACTCCATTAGAAAACCCTATTGAGTTTAAATCAATTAGTAATAATGTAGGTTTTAGTTTGAATGGTAAAAATTTACTACATTTAGTAGAAAAACGTGATTCTTGAAAAAGCATATAAAAAACATAATGATTGGATTAGGGTCGTGGTATCTTTTGGATGTAATAGGGTAACTGCTGAAGATATAGTGCAAGAAGCGTATTTAAAAATAGACGAAATGACAAAAAAAGGTAAAGACCTGACATATAAAGATGATATTAATTATTGGTATGTGTATAAAATATTACGTCATTTATATTTGCATTTAAAAATTAAAGAACAAAAAAGCAAAGTAGTAGATGTAAAATTTATGAAAAATGATTATGGTCAGCTTCGTGATATTGAAGAAGTAGCAAAAGCGCCTTCGCATATTGATTATAATATATTCGATGAAAAATTTAATAAACTATTAGACGACCTTACTTGGTATGATAAAAGTGTTTTTCAGTTAGTAAGCGCAGGGAAAAAAATTTCAGTATTAAGCAGGGAAACTAATATAAGTTATGTATCGCTTTGGAATACTTATAGAAAAGTAAAAAAACATATAGAAAATAAAATAAAAAATTATGATTGGCTTAGGGGATTTGACAGAAAAAATAATTAACATAATTACATTTGGTTATGGTAAAAGGTTTGCAACGTGGGTGGCTAAATTATTCGGCTATAAAGATTGCGGCTGCGATAAACGTAAAGAAAAATTAAATAATATAAAAATAAAAAGATGATACAAATGATTAAACACGACTATGATCAATGGTCAAAGTTTAAAGGCGTAAAAAACAACACAATAGCAAAACACGAATTAAAATTAATCGAAAGTTTGCACGCTAAGTATTTTAATCACCCACTAGAAAGTTTATGCACTTGTAGGGGTGAACATATCATCGGTAGAATACAACAGTTTGTAGACGAACTTAACGTTGTTTACAAAAATGGATATAAAGGAAGTACATAAATGGGAACAGTCAGTAGTAGAAATATTAAATTTAGATAACTGGAATCTAACTTGGTGTGGAGGTGAGTATGAATATTTCGATGCTAAAGGATTAACGCCCAAAAAAAAAGAATGTGTTATAGAAATGAAATTTAGGTATAAATACTATAAAACTAAAATGTTAGAAAAAAGTAAATATGCAAACCTTATGGCTTTGCCTGATAACGTACATAAGTTGTATTTAGTATTTGACCCTCAAGGAATGTATATATTTTGGTTAAATAGAATTAAGCTGCCTGAAGTAGATAAGCTAAATTGCCCTGACACTACACTGTGGACAAAAAAGAAAAAAGAAAAAGAAGTATATTTATTAGAAGAAAGTTTAGCAAGTTATATTAATAATGAAGCAGGATTTAATAGAAGCATATAAAAAATTAGATTATATAAAAGAGTATGAGTGCGATATGAATATATCAACAGTGCTGGAAGTATTAAATAATTGGAATAAAAAAGCTAAAAATAATAACGAATTAAAAAAAGTTATTGAAGCGTTTTTAGATATTCAATGGCATATTATAGAATTAAAACGCGATAGGGATTTAGCTATGAAAAGTTTAGTTAAATATAAATTACAACGAGACGAGTCGTTAAAACAAAAAAACGAATTAGCATTAAAATTAAAAAAATATGAAGATAAACATTTTAACAGAGATACTAGGCGAGGAAAGAGATAGCGACGTAGGCAATAAATTACTCGACACTATAAACGTATTGTGGTTAGATTGTGATACTGTGCCAGAGTTCGGTAGTAAAATTAACGTTGACTTGTTTAGTTTCATATTTGAATTTACCTTAGTAGATAAAATATATACTTACGATGGCGGAGATATAACTATAAAACTAGTATATAATAAAACAGATGAAGTATTATGAAATATGTTGAATGTAACTTTTGCGGACATTTAAACCACCCACATAATATAAATTGTGAAGGGTATGATTGTGGCGCACCTTTAGACTTAGATATAACTTATGAGTGAAATAAAATTATTAGACGGCAAATATTATAACCAAACAGAACTATTGTCTAAAATGTTAGATGATGACTTTTACTATGGCTTTATGCACAAGTTCGCATTTAGTAGTAGTAGTATAAAATTATTATTAGAATCACCTAAAACTTATCATAACGTAATGACTTATGCTAAAAATGATAAAAGTTCACAAGCCCTCAGAGATGGTTATTTATTACACTTATTAGTACTAACGCCAGAGTATTTCCATAAACAAATATTTGTAGACGTACAAAGTAAAAACACCAAGAAATATAAATTAGCTCTAGAAGAACACGGAGAGGTTTATACTATAAAAGAAAAACAAGACGCTGAACGTTTAGCCGATGCAGTATTCCGTAACGAACCTGCTATGCAAATATTAAAAGGCTGTAAAATGGAATATCCAGGAGTTGGTTTAGTACAAGAAAAACCATTTAGAGCAAAAGCCGATGCGTTACACGAAAATTATATATTAGACCTTAAAACAACTAGCGATATTAAGAAGTTTGAAAAAGCTGCGTATTGGTATCACTATGACGTACAAGCGTATTTATATACAGAAATATTTAATAACCCCAACTTTAGGTTTTTAGTGATAGATAAATCATCTTGCGATATAGGGTTAAGTCAACCTGTTAGTAAAGATTTCATAAATAGCGGAAGGGATAAGGTAAGGTATGCTATGAAAATATACCACGATTATTTTGAAACTGAAGAAACAGATTTAGATAGTTATTATATAAATATAGAATTATGAAATTATTTGAATATGAATTTGAACCTAACAACGAACCTGTAGATGATACAGAAATTACAGGTACACTATTGTATTATACAAAACAAAATAGGCAATTATTTAAAAAACTATGTAAAACAGGTATGGAAAAAACTTATACCAAGGAAGAATTAAAAGAAGCAAACATATCAGATTTTATATTACAAACCTTAAATAAAATTTATGGAAGTAAAGAAATTTAAAAGAGTATTAACAGAACAACAAGGTCACGACCTACATAAACAACATATAGGGGAAGAATATATTAAAACGCTAATTACTCAAGACGCTGATGGTTATGATATGTATGGTAATTTATTATTTAAGTTTCGTAAAAACGTTATACCTATTGATATATTAAAATCAGGCGTTGATAATTTTAAAGATAGTATTGAGTGGACAGAAAGCAGGGGTGCAGCAAGTGGGTTTAGTGGCAAACGCATAAGAAAAGATGGCACTGTTTCAAACATAACAGTAGGTAAACACGTTGAGTCAGGTGCAGTCGGTTATATGGATAAAAGCGCTATGATAAAATATTGCCGCAAAACAGCTTTTACTAGGAATTACTTTGATAAATATAAAGGTGGTTTACCATTTGTAGAATATGTTGATCAACAATACAAACAACTTTGCCCAACTTACTATAAACGACAAAAGAATATAGCAGAAGCTACTAACCAAAATTATGTAATAGGCAATACAAGTTTTACAACAGTAACAGTAAATAAAAATTTCCGCACAGCAGTACATAAAGATTCAGGCGATTTTACTGAAGGGTTTGGCAATTTAGTGGTATACCGCGAAGGCGATTGGAGTGGCGGTTATTTTATTCTGCCAGAATATGGAGTAGGTATAGATTTACACAACACAGATATATTATTTGTTGATGTACATAAATACCATTGTAATACTGATTTTATAAACTTCACTGAAGATAGTTTACGTATTAGTTTTGTATTATATTACAGGGAATATATGTATAAATGCAAAGCGCCAAAAGATGAGTTAAAACGAGTTAAAATTGATCAAGGTGGGTATTACAGGATATAATTATATATTAACTTGTATATCGCACAGGCGACCACAAAATATACAAAAAATATACGAAACATCAGGTACGGATAATATCGTATTCTTTGTAAATGATCAAATAGATGTTGATGATTACAAAGTAAATGGAGCTGAAAAAATATATAAGGGTGGAAACTTAATTGGTAATCGTAACGCAGCTTTAGATTATTGTTTTAATAAAAATAAAATATGTGTTCAAATTGATGATGACCTGCAAACTATATCAATAAATGATTTCACAGGTAAGCGTACAAAAAAATATGTTACAGTAGTACAGGCAATAAAAGGGTTATTGCCGCAATTTATAAATAGTAAATATAATTATGCAGGCGCGCCACCAACAGCTAACCCTTTTTTTGCAACAAAAGTATACCAAGAAAATATATTGATTACAGCACCATTTACAATCACAAAACCTAACCCAATAAGATTTGATACAAGATTAAAATTAAAAGAAGATTATGATTATACTTTACAGCATATACAAAATACAGGGTGTATTAGGTATCATAAATATTTATTTGATTTCAAACGTTATGGTAATAAAGGGGGGGTTGTAAGTTACAGGACAGATAAGTTAGAACAAAAGGCAATAAATTATCTACAGGGTAAGTGGGGTGAATGCATTAAACTTAATCCTAAAAGGCAAAATGAAATATTATTAAACAAAAACAGTGAACAAATATTAAAACAGAATATAAACCAAATAAAAATATTTTAATACATTTGAACTATGAAAACACATTTAGAAACATATAAAATAGCAAAAGAAGTAAAGAAAATAACAGGTCTAAACTTCTTAGAAAAGAATAGGAAAATAGAATATGTAGAAGCTAGGGCTTTCTTTGTGCATATATTAAAGAACTATTACAAACTACGTAACAGAGATATAATAATAATATTTAATGAACTAGGTTTCAAAATGGATAGTGCTACGCTATGCCACGCCATAAATATGTTTGAAATATATGAACATAACAATAAAAGAATGCAGGATTGGTTTGATAACTTATTTGCAAAACCTGATTTTAAAAACAGGTCTAATACTAGCGCTTATATTAAAAGTAAGCTAAAATATTTACCTGAAGACACTTTAGTAAAGATAGCTGCACAAATAGATGCTATGATAAAAGATGAAGTATTTTTAGACGAAACTGAATGGAAGTATTAAAAAAGTATAAAAAATATTATTATATATTTGAATAATCAAGTTTTTTCAAGTTGGCTAGGAAATTAATTAGTACATATATTGAAAGACCTAAAAAACGTAGACCAGGAGTACATAGTAAAAATGCAAGTAAAGGTCAGTCAGGTTGGAAAAAGAAATATAGAGGGCAAGGTAAAAAAAGATAATTATGGCTTGGGGTGGTAAACGTAATGGCGCAGGTAGAAAAGCTAAAGCTGATGAACTTCAGTTATTAGACAAACTATCACCATTAGAAGATTTATTTCACGTAACGTTAAAAAAAGGTTTAGAAAGCGGTGATTATAGGTATGCTCAATTATTTGCTAATTACTTTTATGGTAAGCCAAGAGAAACTCAAGATATAACTATAAACCAAGATACACCATTATTTGAAGTAGTAGTAAAAGAAAATGAACCAAGTACAAACTAATGTAGTATTTAATCACGCCTATAAGTTTTCAAGGTCAGATAAAAAAATACTAATAGAACAGGGTGGTTCACGTTCAGGGAAAACTTTCAATATACTTATTTGGATAATATTTGACTATTGTTTTAGGCACAGAGGTAACATAGTTACTATATGTCGTAAAACTTTCCCATCGCTTAGAGGTACAGTTATGCGTGACTTTTTAGATATACTTAAAGAGTACGACTTATATAGCGAAAAAGACCATAATAAAAGTAATAGTGAATATTATATAAACGGAAATACCATAGAGTTTATATCGTTAGACCAACCTGCTAAAATACGTGGGCGTAAAAGAAACTTATTATTTGTAAACGAGTGTAATGAAATAGATTGGGATAGTTGGCAACAATTAATATTTCGAACCGAAGGGCAAATTATAATTGACTACAACCCATCAGAAGCAACGCATTGGATATATGACCAAGTAGAAACTAGAGATGACGCGGTCTTTTATAAAACTACATATAAAGACAACCCTTTTATAGATTCTAACTTAATAACAGAATTAGAACGTTTAAAAGAAACTGATGAAGAATATTGGCAGGTATTCGGTCTAGGTGAAAGGGCTTTATCACGTACACAAATATTTAGAGCGCATATAATAAAGAAAATACCAGATGACGCTAAATTCCTTTCTATCGGCATAGACTTTGGTTATACAAACGATCCAACTGCAGCAGTAGAAGTATATCAAAAAGAACATAACCTTTATATAAACGAATTACTATATAGAACTATGATGACCACTGCAGATATACATAGGTTTTTATTAGAACAAAATCAAGGCAATAAATTATGCTTCGGTGATTCAGCTGAAGTACGTTTAATAGATGAACTGCGTAGAATGGGCAATAACATACGCCCAAGTGTAAAAGGGCAAAACTCTATAATGGCTGGTATAGATTTATTAAAACGTTTTAAAATATACATAACAGAAACTTCTGTAAACGCTATAAAAGAATTTAGGGATTATAGGTGGAAAAAAGATAAAGCTAACCGCCTTACTAATGTTCCGCAAGAAGGTAACGACCATATACCTGACGCAACAAGATACGCTACCTATTCATTAATGAGCAAACCCAATTATGGAAAGTATGCTATTCGTTAAATATTACCTCCCAAGCATTTATATTAGCTTTAACAGCCCTTTCGTATTCAATAGTATTAGGTTTTGGACCATACACTTCAAACACACGAATATTAGGGTTGCTTAATATAGCTGTTAATGTTTGGATATTAACTTTATTATTCATAATAACAATTTACGTAAAAAAAGTTATAAAAAAATTTTTATAATTAAAAAAAAGTTATTAACTTAGTTGTATGAAAAATGAAACAAAAACAAAATTTAATATTATAGGTTATTACGAAGATTACTTTGTAGATAACAAATTTATAGGTACAAAAAGGTGTGATGAACAACCTGACAGAACAAAAGGGTTTTTTGGTCAAAAATATTTTTTTGCTACTGATGATATAATATTAGAAAAAGGTAAGAAAATAAAAAGAGGTACTAAATACAAAACTTACTATAATCAACTATCAGGTAAATTTATAGGTACCCAACAAGAAAAGTTACAAGCAATACAACAATCTACTGCTTGGAAAAACACTATTAAAACAAAACAACAATAAAATGGAAAATATCACAATAAAAGAGTTCATATTATACGTGCTGCCATTATGGATAGGTTTTATATTATTAGCAATATTTCCTATACCAGTAATATCATTAGTTATCTTAATTTTAGTTTATAACAATCGCAGGTAGTAATTTTTTGTTTTTTTCATATAATTGGTTGAAAGGGGTTCTGCGGTTCCCCTTTTTTTATGCAAAAAAAAACGTAAATTAGTATTATATATCTATGAAGTTATCAATAAACGTACCGACAGAATTAAACGAGCTTACATTAGGTCAGTATCAAAAGTTTATTAAAATACAAAAAGATAATGGAGATGGTACTTTTGTAGCGCAGAAGATGATAGAGATATTTTGCGGTATAGATTTAAAAGATACGTTTAAAATAAAGATAACTGATATGAATGAGATAATTAAGATACTAAACGACCTATTAGAAATAAAACCAGAGTTAATACATAGGTTTGAATTACAAAATGAAGCGTATGGTTTTATACCATCTTTAGAAGATATATCATTAGGGGAATATATAGACATAGAAAATTATATGCAAAACTGGGAAGATATGCATAAAGCTATGGCAGTATTATATAGACCGATTACAGAAGCATACAGGGATAAATATAATATAGTTGAATACCAAGCTAAAGAAACCGATATAATGAAAGATATGCCTTTAGATGTAGTTTTTAGTGCGGTGGTTTTTTTTTACAATTTAGGCATCGAGTTGTCGAGCAATATGATGGATTATTTAACGGAGGATCAGATGACCAACCTTATGGAAGGTCAGCACAATTTTCCAAAAGATGGGGGTGGTATTCAGCAATTTACGAACTCGCTCAAGGACGTGTTACAGAATTCGAAAATATCACTAAGGAAAGATTATTAAAATCGTTAAATGTATTATTATATATTAAAGAGAAAAACGAAGTAGAACAAGCAGAATTAAAAAGAAATGCCAGCAAACGTAGCCATTAGATCATATTACTTACTTAGCGAAGCGCTAGAAAGTTCACTACTAAACAACAATATAACCAAGACAGTAACAATAGGAGATGTATCTGATGTAGATTTAAGTAAGCAAACTATATTCCCTTTAGCACATTTTATAGTTAACAATGTAGTATCTACAGAACAAACGCTTGTATATAATATTACTATACTAGTTATGGATATTAAAGATACTAGTAAAGAAGAAGAAACAGATAAGTTTAGAAAAAACACAGACGAACAAGACATATTAAACACACAGTTAGGCGTATTAAATAAATTAATACAAACATTAAGATTTGGAGAACTGCATACAACAGGATATAAGTTAACTAATGATCCTACTTGTGAACCATTTGTAGATAGGTTTGAAAATAACTTAGCAGGCTGGAACGCAGACTTAGAAATAGAATTACCTAATGATCAGTATATATGTTAGTATTTTCAGATAAGTTTAATGCAAGACTAGAGGAGTTCTTTAAAGCTGTAAAAAAACAAGCTAGGCAAAATCTTAGCAAGGGTACTAAACTACAGCGTAAGAAAAGACCTATAAACAACACTAAAAAACTTTATAATAGTATTCAGTATAAAAAGCTATTTGAAAAGAAAAGTGGTATTGCATATGGTTTATTTATGGAGGACTATGGTGATTATATTGACAAAGGTGTAAAGGGTACTAAAAGTAATTATAGAGTTAATAAGAATACACCTTATAGTTTTAAAACTAAAATGCCTTATTCAGAAGCATTAGAGAATTGGGCAAAAGCAAGAAACATAAGATTTAGAAATGCACAAGGACAATTTACTAAAGGCAACTATAAACAAATAGGTTTTGTGTTAGCTAGAAGTATTTATGAAAAAGGTATAAGGGCAAACAATTTTTTTACAATACCATTTGTTAATGAGTTTAAGAAATTACCGCAAGACCTACAAGACATATTTAGTGATGATATGATTATTGAAATGATAGAAAGTATGATAGAAGCAGATTTAATTAAAAGAATATAATGGCAACAATATTATTAAGAAGTCCGTATTACGAATCACATAGTCAAGCTCAGGTAAGTACTAACGTAGCAAAAAGCGCAACATTAGTATTAAGTGTAGATGGTACACAAATTACATCAATGAGTAAGGATACTCAAATAAGTGGTACTACAGGTTATGTAGCTTTTGAAATAGCAGACATATGTAGAGACTATATAGACATAACATTTAACAATTCATATACTAGTCAATCTATTGCAATAACAGGTTCTATAACTTTTAAAAGTGAAACAGTAGATGATATAAATACAGGTTCTGCTGCTGTAACTGTAGGGACACCAGTAAGTATAACGCACACAGGTTTAGATGGTTATTATGAATTTATGGAAGGGACTGGTACAGGTCAAAATAGTGCTAAAACAATAGCCTCTAACGATCTGCTACAAGACAATACTCAATTATATTACCCTGATAACACAGCTGGTGTAATTCCTTATTGGAATGGTTCTGCAATAGTATATGAATCTTTTAGTACAACAGATACAAGTGTTACTGTAATAAGTACTGATTATACGATAAATAGAGTTTGCAATAAACACGAAGCATATAAAGTAACATTTGTAAATAAGTATGGAGCACTACAAGACTTCTACTTTAATGGTAAAACACAAGATAGTATAAATGTAACAAGGTCTACTTATAAAAATAGTTCTTTATCATACTCTACATCTACATATGCTCAATATGATAAACAAGTACACTCTAAGAAAAATTTAAATGTTTTAGCTAATGAGCAAGTAATACTTAACTCACCACCTATGAGTTATAATAATGTTAATGAAGCTATAAAACAATTATTGGTCAGCGAAAAGGTATGGATTAGAAAAGTTCAAGGAGGCAGTGAGCAAACAATACCAATTAATATTTTAAATACAGCAGAGACAATAAAAACAGGTTTAAACGATAAGGTAATACAATATACTATTACTGCAGAGTACGCATTTGATATGATAAGTAATATAAGATGATAAACAATATTGAGTTATATGTAAAAGAGCCTGAAGAATCTACATATACTAGGCTTGATTTATTTGATGATGAAAAAATATCTTTAACGCAAACTATACAAGATATTAAAGATCCAGAAAAGGTATTTACTAATTTTAGTAAAACATTTACACTACCTGCTAGTAAAACAAATAACAAGTTTTTTAAAAGGTATGAAATATTTATACAGGATGCTGCTTACTCTTATGATGCTAGAAAAAAGAGTGATGCTAAAATAGAATTAAATTCTTACCCTTTTCAAACTGGTAAACTTAGATTAGAGGGTGTACAAAAAAAAGATGGTAAGCTAGATTCC